GAGAGTTTCCAGGGAGGATCTACTTCTTTGATTTGGATCGATGAAGAGCCTAATGATGAAGGTATATTTCACGAATGTTTATTGAGGACAGTAGATCTCAAAGGAAAAGTCATAATAACAGCTACACCTTTAAAAGGTTTATCCTGGATGTTTGAAAGATTTGTTGAGAATCCTGCAAAGGGTTTTGAAGTTGTAAAAATATCAGGTCTTGATAATCCTTATGTATCTAGTTTTAAAATGAGGAGAACAGTATCTCATCTTACAGAAGCAAGTCAAAGATCTAGATTGTTTGGTGAGTTCTCTTCTCAATCAGGTCTGGTTTATCCTGAGTTTTCAAAAGATACTCACTTGATAGATATAGAAGAGATTCCTGATCACTGGAGAAGATATATATCTATTGACTTTGGATCTAGTCATCCCTTCTGCGCGTTATGGGTTGCAGAGGCTCCTGCAGGTTACTACTCTTCTGATACTACTCTGATTGTATATCGTGAACTCTATTGGGTGAATCATACAACGATAGAATCAGGAAGAGAGATCAATAGAATCAACAAGTTACATAATGAGGAGATACATTGGTATGTAGCAGATCCGGAATCAAAAGACGGTCGTCTAACATTAGGAAGAGAATGTAATATAAGAACCTTACCTGCTCCAAAACATTTGGGTGTGAATGAGGGTATTAATATGGTTAGAGAATATTTACAGATTGATAAAGAAGGAAAATCTAGACTTTTATTTACGAAAAATGTAAAGAATACTTTAAGGGAGTTTAGGCTGTATAAATGGGATCATAAGTCAAAAAAGGACGTAGTAAAAAAATCATCGGATCATGCTATGGACAGTTTAAGGTACATGATCATGCAATACATGAGATATAATGCACATCAATAGGAGAATACAATGAAACATGGTAACAGTGAATCAATATTATCTAAGTATTCAATTTACGCATCTTCAGACGATGAACGAATACAATTAAATAAAAAACAATTCTTAAAGGCTATCAGATATAAAGATATTGATTGCGAAAATCATTTGTTACTTCTTGCAGACTTCACACAACTTCTAAAAGATGCTTTCAATGATGATGGATTGTCATTCTTTTTTTTCTGTGATTATACTAAAAAGAACACAAGATTAAAAGTATCTTGTATACAAGATAATGGAAAACTAGAAGAATATGAAAGACTACATAATAAGAGGAAAATGCAATGAGTGATAATTATTTTGTAAGGTTATATAATGCTATTTTAGGCAAGAGTTATGCAAAGCAAATTGAGAAGCCAAAAGAAGAGAATCGTGGTGCTAGTTGGAACTCCGCAGGCGGTGTAAACAATACATTCTCAGCACAGGTTTCTATGGATGCCTTTGGGATTCATGGCTATACTCATGCAGGTGTCAAAAGACTATCTCAAGATCTTGCAGCTCTTCCTCTTCGATTGATCAAAGGTTACGGAGATCAAGCGGTTGAAGTTATGGATCATCCTGTATTAGATTTGATTAGAATGCCTTCAACAGATACAGACGAATTTCTTTTCAGAGAACAGATAACCATCGATCTAGTGTTATCTGGAAACTGTTATATATTGCTTCTCGGTTCTTCTGATAGACCTGTTTCAATGGTTCGTTTACATCCTGAAGAGGTTAGAATCGTTACAGATCCACAGAAGGGTCTTGTAGGTTATGAACATAATTCTAGCGGTTCTGTAGTTATGTATCCTCCAGAAAGAATCATACATGGTAAGAATGCAGGATATCAAAAGGGTCCACAGGCATTATATGGAACAGGAGCAATACAGCCGCTAGCAAGAGAATTAGATGCTGATCTCAACTCTCAAAAACTCGTATCAGAAGCAACTTCAAAAGGTCGTCCTGATGTTCTTCTGTCACCTAAAGAAGACGGTGATATTTGGAATAAAGAAGTGAGAAGACAGATCCTTGATCAATATAAAGGTATGCAGAAAAGCGGGGGCGCTATGGTTATGAGCGGTCAGGTTCAAATAGACATGCTACAGTTGTCTCCTCGTGATATGGAATTCCAAGCATCTAGAACCTTTGCCCGTGAATCAATCTCTGCGGTTTTGGGTGTACCTCCTTCTGTATTAGGACTCCCCACTGCAAACTATGCCCTTGGTCGACAGCAAGCGGTAGAATATTGGAGTAACCAAATAAAGAGAGGTAAGAGAATAGGATTGTTATTCACTCGCATAGCAAGACTTTGGGAGGATGATCTACACTTTGAGCATGATTATACAGAGGTTGAAGCATTGCAATCTGTGAGAAATGATAAATTAATGCGAGTTGAAAAACATATCTTCTTTGGTATTGCTCCAGAGGTTGCTTATGCTGCAGAAGGTCTAGAGTTTCCTAGAAAACAAGAACCTCAAGACATAGGAGAAGAAGAGGATGAAAATGTTAGATATCTTCTCGATGTTATAAAAGCGGTTGACTATGGTGATAAGTCAAATGCTCGTGCTGCTATGAATGCACTTCCTGAAGGAACACAAACAGCACTCAAACGCAAAGCAAAAGAACATAACGAAGAACACGGATCTAATCCTAAGAAGAAGGTAACAAATGTTAATTATTTGGCTGTGTCTTATCATAGAGGATTGGGAGCCTATGAAAATAATCCTGCTTCTGTACGTCCTTCTGTTAATAGTGCTCAACAATGGGCGATGGCTAGGGTAAACTCTTTCCTTTATGCTCTCAGAAACCAAAGATTCAGATCAGGAAAACATGATACTGATTTACTACCAAAAGATCATCCTATGAGTGGAGAAGAAAAACTATTTGACTTGTTAGAAACTAAGGAATTACCTTACAATGTAAAAGGATTTGATTCTGAATATCTTGATACTATGGAAGTTGTAAATGTTCCTAACAATCCACAAGTACAAGAAGAGGATGAGATATTGAAAAACATTCTCGGAACTCCTGCAAATTGGAGAGATTACAAACAAGCTCATTTGTTTTTTAATGCAAATCAAGACCAAATGAAAGAAGGGTATTACATCAGAATAGGAAGAAGATTAAACACTGATGATATTCTGAATGCTGCACCGGAAAAAGGTAAGATTGTAGTATTTAAAGACCTCCTAGATCTTGCTGTTGATCATTTGAACGGTCGATATGGTAGACCACCAATAACAGAAGATGAAAGGAGAGCAGCCTATCAAGTTATCAAACAATACTTTGATATTTTAAAAATGGAGGCTCCTGTTCTCTTGGATTCATATCTAGGTTTTGACAGTAAAAAAAAAGACTCTGATGAAGAACTTACCAACTTTCCAAAGAGAGGAGACAATAAAAAGATCAGCCTCAGAAACTCCAACCACAGGACTTTTGACCCTGATTATGCTGAAAAACTTAAACTGAATTATCCATCTATATGGAGAGCAGGCGGTAATATTAGAGGAAATGAACAGTATAAAAAACTCTATCCAATAGCAAAGAGAGGAGGAACACCAAAGAATCTAACAGAAGAACGCGCTATCAAACTAAGAGAGGCATGGATCGCTCGACACCTTAAAGATGGTTCTCAGTTCTCAGATTCTTCTCATCCTGTAAACCTGTCAACTATTGCCGGAATCGTTGCTCAAATAAAGTGGTTATCCATCGGATCTATAGGTCAAAGTAAAATGAAGAAGGTTATCAATCAGATGAAGAAGAAGATTGATGATTCAAAGAAAGAAGAACGAGCAAAGAAAAGATATTGGAATAGATGGGTGAAAAACTCACAAGGAAAAGCAGAGAAGGAATTGCTGAGAAGATTTAAGAGTTATCTGACAGCTGCAAAGAAAAGATACGCAAAGAGAATAGAGAAGATTGATAGTCAGGAGAAGTCTTTGATTGTCGATAGAGAAACCTTTTTGGCAATACAGGAAGAGAGACAGGAACTCGATCGGGCTGTAGGTGATACATGGCTTAAATGGTGGATGTTGACAGGCAATCAGCAACTAGACGATCTCTATAGAAGAGCGGGAAGAGATAGACCTGTGGATCTTGTTTTTGGAAATCGTGACTATGCACAACAGATTTGGAGAGAATCACTAATCAACATCACAAATTCAACAGGTCAATCTATCGGTTTCTTTGTTCAAAGAGGTCTTGAGAATGGATTATCAACCAGAGCAATAGCAGAGAACCTTCTTCAAGATGATCAAAGTGGTATCTTTACATTAGGAAGAGCAAACAGGATCGCTAGAACAGAGGCTACTAGAGTAGTCAATCAAGCAACTTCTGCAAGTTATCAAACATTATCTGAGAATGGAATACAAGTAAAAAAACAATGGTTATCTGCTCAAGATGGAAATGTAAGAAAAACACATGAAGAACTTGATGGTGTTATCGTAGGAGCAAATGAGGAATTTGTAACAAGTGATTTAGATACCGCATCTTCTCCGGGAACCTTCTCAAAGGCAAGCAATAATATAAACTGTAGATGTACAATTGTTCCGGTACTCGATGAATAAAAAAAATCGAATCCTTTTACAGATCCGATCTTATATGTAAAGAAAACAGAAGAATCTTTATTTGATATCACCTTCTAAAAAATACTTGATAGATAGATTATTGATCTGCTCTTCTTCTGCTTCTGATTGTTCTTGATGTTCTGCAAAGAGTTCTAGTATATCAGTATAAGTTTGATCTGTTCTCTTCTCTATCCTCTTCTCTTCTTTGATTGTAGGAGTGATTAAATCTTGTTTCATGCTTGATATGTCAATCCATTTTTCAAAGTCAATATTTTTTAATAAAGGAGAAGGATCAATATCTGTATCATTCGCAATTACGGTTATTGTTCCTGTATAAGAATCATAAGCAATCATTATCTTTCTCCTAGTTCTTCAAGTGCTGTATATCCGCATCCAGTATATAATCTTAATGCTCTCGCTATTGCTCTTGTTTCTGCCATTCTTATCAAATGAGGAGCGATCATCTTACCAACGTTTCTAGGTGAAGCATCACCAAAAGCATTATAGGTTCCTCTTTCTCCTCTTACTGTTGCTTTGAAGATACATAGACCTGTAGCAACTGTTATGTAGGTTTTTCCGTTCTTCTCTTCTTCTACTGCATCCTTATCAAGTGAAATCATTTCTGTAGCTATAGATTGAAGACCTTGATCATGTGCTATTGCCAGAAGCCCTTTGAAGGTTATAAATTCCTTGCCTTGTAATTTGATGATGTGTTTTTGATATGGGTTATTCATTGTTTACTCCTTTGGTTGGTTAGTAATTATATTATAACATATGTTATTAAAAAAACAACATAAATAACAATATATTGTAATAATATTTTCAAATTGTTGTACATGGTGATCACCTTTGGTATATTTGCAAT